GGGTTGGCGGCGTCGGCGACCAGCGCCGTGAGGTAGCCATCTCGGATAGTTTTAAGGTCTTCCAACTGTTCGGCGAGGCTTTTTGCCATTGTTTTCCCCTTATTTATAAATGACCTAAATTTATTTTTGAAAAAAAAGAAGATTTAATGTTGCTAAAACGATATACAAACGATATACATACATAGGCGGGGAAAAGAAACGGAAAACAAAACAAGGAGATAAAAAGATGTTTAGAACAAAAAGACGGTATGAGGTGCGACGGGTTGGAACTGAAACGACTTTTGTTTGGGTTGTTTTTAAAAAGCTGTCCGGCGGGCGAGAACTTTGGTGGTACGCTGCGCCAACTTTAGAAATGTGCCTGCACCCTGACTTTTATCCAACGGCTAAAGTTGTTTGGTCAAAGCCTGAAAAGGAATAAGGCCAAGGGGCCTGGGGGCGTTCCCTAGGCCCGTTTTAAAAAGCTTAAAAAAGGGGTTTAAAATGGATAATAAAAAAATCGGGTTAGTGGGCTGCGTTAAAACTAAAAAAGCTTTTGCCTGCGCCGCCGGCGACATGTACACCTCAACGCTGTTTACGTCGTCGGTGGAATGGCTCAAGAATCAAGGCATTACCGAATGGTATATTCTTTCTGCCGAGCACGGTTTGTTGCACCCTAACACGATTATCGAACCATACGAAAAAACGCTCAATAAAATGAATAGGTGGGATTACGGCGAATGGTGCACGAAGTTGCATAAGCAAGTGCGAAAAGTTTTTTCTGAAGATCAAGAGTTTGTGGTTTTGGGCGGGTCGTTGTATGCTGGGCCCATGACGTTCTATAAATCAGAGTTTCCCTTGAAGGGCATGGGGTTGGGTCAACGGTTGCAATTCTTGAAAAATGGGGCTAAGGTGGCCCGTGTTTTAGTTCAACGGTTTTTTGATTTTGTAGGGGTGTAAAATGAAAAAAGATAAGCCAATTCAGTTCCGCCTGTCCTCTGAAGATATTGCCAGGCTGGACGCTATTAGGTGCCATTTTGGTTTGGCGACGTATGCGGCGGCGGTGCGCTTTGCAATTAAAGCGCTGCATAATTCGGGCTTGTTTGACGTACCCGCTATTATGGGCCGTAAGATTGCGGAAACGCCTAAAGCTAAGACGCCTAGCAATAGGCGTCCATAAGTTCTCTAATTCTTTTTACCCTGGGGTCGGCGTCGTCGCTGGCCTCGGGGATTTTTTTTGCCGGCGCTGCCTTGGGCTGCGGTGGCTTGATGCCACGGCGGGCGATGATGGCTTGAACTAGCTTGATTTTTTGCGCTTTGTCGTTAGTGGGCATGGTGGCCTCGGTGGTTATTTTTTCATGGCCTAAAGCCTTCATAAGCTCATCGGCTGCATAGGTCCCGTTCCCGTTAAGTTGACGCTGCCAGGCGCCGTTTGTGGGGGACCAAATAAACCCTCTTGATTTTATTTGTTTAATGACTTCGGGGCTTGGCTTGCCTGGGAATCGTACTCGAATCCGTGCGTCGTCGGGGTCGTGGCTAATGCTTACGCCGCCGGTGTACTTTTCTTCTTTCTCTGGCATAGCTTTAAGCTTGCTTAAAGTCTCGATGCGGTCTTGAATGCGGCGAATATTAGCGCTTTGATTTTGCAGTTTGTACGGTGGGAATGGTGCTTTGCTCCAAGCCCTTTCGGGCGGATTGGCGTGAAAGTCTTTGATAAGGGCTTGCTGTTTTTCGCTTAGGCCGCTAGTGGCTAAGCTGGCGGGGTTTTTCAAAAATTTTTTATAAGCGGCATTCATTTTTTTCATCAGTTCTTGGCTTTGCATAAGTTGGTCTAACTGTGTTTGCAAAGTTTGAACGGCGTCGGCGTCCCTGGATAAAACGGGGGCCCCGCTGGTCACTGGGTTAATGGCTTTGGCCGCTGCAAAAAGCGCTCTTTTTCTAAATTCTTCAGTTTCCTGGCGGCGCTTATCTGCGGCGTCGTTTGCTTTATTGTTTCTGCTGGTTGGGAACCTTGCAGGCCCGGTAACCATAGCGCTTAGGGTGCGGCTATCCGCTGATAATGCGGCTTTGTACTTGGCTAAATACCCGGCTTTATATCGTGCAAATTCCGATTTTAAAATCTCTCGCTGTTCGGGCGTTTTTGCAAATTTTGATAAGTGCTCCCAGTCGGCTTGCATTTGATTGACGTATTCCGTTTGGCGTTGTTGTGCTCGCCTTTCCGGCACGAAGCTGGTGCCCCTGTGGGCGTTGTACGCTAAGTCATAAGGCACGTCGCTTAAACTGACGCCTGGGGCCTTATTTGTGGCTGGTTCTGGCGCTGCGGCTGGCGTGTTAGTCTGCCATTGTTTGGCGGCGTCGTTGGCTGCCTGGTCGTAGGCGTCGGGGTCGTCTTTTTCCGCTGGCGCTGGCGTGACGGGGTTGGCGTCAGGGCCGTTGTTTACTTGATCAATCTTGTGCTTGGTGCCGGGGCCGAATAGGCCAAACATGTCCTGGGTGTCGTCTTTGCCTTTGCCTGCACCGGGCCGATCCAGTGGGTTGTCGCTGCCAGGTAATGGCTCGCCGGCGGCGGCCGCTGGTGCGTCGGGTGCAATGGGGACCTGTTCGCCAAAAAGGCCGGGCATTGTCTCGGGGCCCTTGGGCGTGGCTTTGGTTGGGTTGCCAAAAAGGTCGGTGTTGCCTGCGGGGGCTTTTTTTTCTATTTGATCATAATGATTTGTGCCAGTATGTTTTAAAGGAAAATAGTCTTTACTTGTAGGGTCGGTAGATACTCCAAACGTATCTACTACTCGGCCATCTTTGATTTTATCTACAGAAAGCATATTTCCTTGGTCACGATCAAGCCGATATGATTGGCCGTCTGGACCTGTCAAATAGTCGCCACGTTTTAATTTAATGCCGTTGTGAGTGTTAGTGTCCCGGTCAAAAACAAGCGGCTTTCCAGTGGCTAATTGGGCTGTCGGTGTTGCTATGGGCGCCGTTTGTGTCAATGGTTCTGGAAGTTTTGACCATGGCATAACCTCATCATCCTTGGCTGCCACTAGTTCGCCGTTGCGCCATTCCCGGCCTTGGGCGTCTATGCCGGTGAATGCCTGGCGTTGCATGTGGCGTGCTACGGCGTCATCGGGTGCGGGGGCTGCGGGTGCGGGGGTTGCGGCCGCCGGTGGGGTGGGTTCATTGGTTTTGGAATTTTGCAATTCATTAAGCTTGGATTGTAAATCAGTTCTTAATTTTTCTAAAGATTGTGCAATTTTTGCAGCGGTGGGCCCGCTGTTTGGGTTCCAATGTTGCCTTTGGCTGTCCGCCCAATATTGATGTGCGACTTGATTTAAAGCACTATCCATGCCGCCAGATATACCAACTTGATAAAGTAATGTCTTTTTTAAATGGTTTGCGGCATGTTCTGGGCTGTCTGTAAACGTGGCAACGCTTCTAATAATTTGGTTGGCGTGGTCTTCTACTTTTTTGACGGTGTCTTGGCTTAACCCACGCTTTTTAAGTTTTCTTTTGTCGTACCCTGCGTCTTTGGCCCATTGCGGTATTTCGGCGTTTGAAGTGTAATAATTTGCTCGACTTATTCCGTCGTCTACTTCGACTTGGCCGCTTTTTCCTGTGCTGCTATTTCCTTGGCCAGTGTTGCCATCCAAGGGCGCTTGATTGCCAGTTCCTTGCGAATCTGTATTTGTTCCTCGTCCATCTGGTGGCCCCTCTCTATCGCTTCCTCCAACTGGTCGTGGTTGAAGGCGTCTAGCCGCAATTGTTTTTGCGGAGATAAGCCCGGTTGCGATGTCATCGGGAATTTTTCCTTGTTCATATAATCCGTAAGTGTCATTTTCAAGCTCCTTTAATAATTCATCTTTATTATAGCTGCTTATTCCGTTTTGCAAATACGCTGTGGCTTCTTCTCCAACAACTTCCCTCGCTTTACCAAAACCTAAGTTATTATTAATAATCATCGTCGGAACTTGGCCATCTTCAAGTAACTCAAAGGCGGCCCGGCGGGCTTTTAGATTGGCGGGAACTGCGACGCTCAAAGGCACGGTACGTGCCAGGCTGGTCTTGTCGCCGGCGTTAAACTTCTCCCTGGACTCCATGGCCCTTTTGACCACGCCGTCCTTCCAGGCGTCTTGCGGGGCCCTGTCAATGAATACAAATTGGCCGCCGTAACCGTGACCCTTTGCCATGTCCATCAATTCTTTGGTCCAAGCGCTATCGTCGGAAACGCTGTCAAGCACAACGGGATAATCGCCGGCCTTGATAATGTCTTTGGTTGCGGTGCCTTTGCCGCTGCCGCCGCCGCCGCCTAAAACTAAAAATTGGTTATTCCCTTTGCCCTTCATGAGCGCCATTGCTTCGTTTAGCATACGCATGTTTGCGTAACTGGCGGCGTCGTGAATGGTGCCCGAATTGGTTCCAACGTAATTGGGAAACTGGTCACGCCAATCATCGCAATTGCAAGTGATGCTAATTAGCTCGCCCGTTTCAGGATCAAACGTGCCCATCTTAGCCAAGTATTCCTGCCGGAATTTTGGCCACTCCCGGCGGATTAATTCTTGGGCTTCCCGGTGTTCCACTACTTCCGATTCGCTCAAATTATAAAAGCTCTTGGCTTCTATTGGCTCGTAATCTTTCCAGCCTGGGACGTTTTCTAGGGGTGGCGGAATAATGCCTTTTTTGCCATTTTTCAGTGTTACGACGGCGTGCTCTCCGCCGGTGCCAAAATACTTTTCGCCGCCAACAGTTGGATTGTTGGCCGGGTTTGGTTTGCTAGCTCTAGATTTAGAAACCGCTAGAAAAACCCTGCCATCGGTCGTAAGCTTGTTGGCATCGTCGATCAGTCCCTGCTTCTTCAAGGATGCGATTGCCTCGGGCGTGATATGGCCGGCATTGTAAGGCTTCTTGTTTCTCTTAAGGCGTAGCGCCTCGAGGGCGTCGGCGTCGGCCCCCAGTGCGGTCGGGGCCGCAGGGGCTGCGCTTGGTGCTACGACCTTGGGACCGGTGGCCTTGCGTAGCGCCTTGCCCTTTTGCTGATAAAGGTGTTCTCGGCCTTTGTCGGTAATCCTGTTGCTGGCGTCGATAAGGCCCTGCTGTTTGAGGCTGGCAACGGCGTCGGGGGTGATGTGGGCGGCGTTATGGGGCTTGCGGTTGCCCTTTAGACGTAAGGCGTCTAAGGCAAGGGATTCGGGGTTGAGGGCGCCGGCGGTGGGCGCCGTTCCGGTAGGTTTGTCTTTAGCGGCGACTAGCTCGCCGTTGCGCCATTCTCTGCCTTCGGAGTCAACGCCGGTAAAACCTGGTTCATCGGCCTTGGAAACGGCGGCGGGTTCGGCGGGTTCGTCGTTTTGAGGTTCTCCGAAAAGTGAAGGCCCTACGTCTTGGGCATTTCCTCCCCGTAAATCTCCCGGTAAGTTTTCCTGTCCCGCTCCTCCTGCTCCCTGGTTGTTTTGAGTATCCGCTGAACCTGTTCGCAAATTGCTTTGGCCTCCTCCGTCGATAATTTCTTGAATGGCCGTTCTGACGGCGGCAAGTGATTTTTCGACGATTGCCCTTTTACTTCCTTTGACATTGGCGTATTCCTCGACATGGGCGTTAATGGCGTCGCTTAACGGCCCGGATAAATGTTGAAACTGTTCAAACGCCTGTTTTACTCGATCTGCCTGCTTAGACAATTCTTTATTTTTTTCCACTTGTAAAACGTTACCGGCGCCGGCGATGTTTTTTGCACGCCTTGCATTTCCCGCAACGCCGTAATCGTTCACTTCCTGCGTCAAGGCGGCACGAATTTTATTTTTTAATTCGGCTTTTTCTAAGAAAAGACTTTTCCCGTCGTCGGTGTTTCCAAACAAATCCATTTGGCCTCCGCCCTGTTTTTTGGGGGCCTTTGCCAAGTCTTGCGCCGCCTGATCTAATGTAGAAGCGCTAAATTCTTTATTGTTTTTTTCCCGCTGTTCTAGGTAATGGTTGTAAAGCTGCTCTTGTTCCTTGTGATCTTTTAAATGTCTTCCAATAGCTACGGCTTTGTCCTCGTCTAAAATGCCGCTTGATAAATCGTTAAATATGCGGTCGCTTAATCCTTTCAACTGCACGGCGTTGTCTACGACTTTTTCTCGCAAGCTGACGCCATGCCCTTTTAAATCTTCAATGGATTGGCCCGAATCCCGTAAAAACTTGGCGGCGTCTAGTGCTGTTCCTCGACCCTCGGCCATGTTGATTAGGGCGCCGGTGCTTCGTGCCGTGGCGGCGTCGGGCGCCTCAATCATTTGCACGTTCATTTTTTTATGCCCGGCTCGGCGGGCTAATTCCATGCGATGATGCCCGTTAACCACGTATATTTTTCCATCGGCTGGATCTTTCCAAGCGTGTATTACTCCGGCAAAAAGTGGATTAAACTTATTGACGTTTTTCAGGTTGTCGCCGGCGCCGGTAGTGCTGTCCAATTTCTGCTTATACTGAAACCGATGCGGGTCAACGTGAATGGTGTCCGTGTCTAATTTAAGCAGGTCTCCAGCCTCGCCTATGCCCGATTGTTTGCCGCTGCTGGTAGCCTTTTCCGCCGTTGTAGGTTTTTTCTCCGTTGGCGCCTGGGCCATCTTTTCTAAGTCTTTCACGTCCATCTTCATCAGGTCATTGGCCACGGCCTTGACTTGGTCTTGGGGCGTGTCCGTGCTAAGGGCGTTTACCCTGGTAGCGGCGTCGGTGTGTGAAGGTGCCTGCCCGGCGGGAAGTGGTTTGGCGGCGGCGGCGTTGATGTTGGCTTTTTCTTTGGCGTTGGGATTCTTGACTTGCCTGCCGTCTTGGTAGTAACGGGTATGGCCAAGCTTGTCTTTCTTTTGGCCGGTGAAGCCGGCTTCTAAAAGGCGTTTGCCTGCGTCCTTAGCCGACTGCATGGCTTCCATCAAAATACGAACGATAAAAGCGCCTTGGGCGCCGGTGATGTTTTTCATGGTGCCTGCCTAAAAAGCGCCGGGCGCCGTTAGGACAGCGCCGCGACGGTAACTGGGTTCTCGGTGGCGGTGATACCGCACGCCGTTAAATAGATTTTTTGGGCTGCCTCGGGGCTAGATGCCTCGATGATCGCCTCGGCGTTATCCTTGATTGAACAACGGTATTTAGAAGCCGCCTGGATGCGTGCCTCGCCGGGGGATGAATCCGGCTCTGGCACGCTGGCAGGGGCAGACGAGGGTTTGGATTTAGCCATGGTTAGTTAGATCCAAACACAACATAACGAGGATCACGCACGCAGGCCACGCCCATCAAAGAGGCTTTGACCGCAAGCGCAATGTCTTGCTCAAACTCTCTGGGGTTTTGCGCAGGCGCTTCGACCACGGTAAGCGGCTTGGCTTCGCGCCAAATGAAGGCCTTCTTGAAGTCGCCCAGGAACACGTAGCCGTCGGCGGTGGATGCGCTGACGCCAGATTCCGTTAGCAATCTTCGTGCGTGTGGGCTGGTAAGGATTTGGTAGTCCTTGTCCAGTGGGTTTGGCGCTTCGATCTGATCAGGGTTGCCGCTGGTCGCAAAGTCGCCTGACTTGGTGACGTTGGCGCTGAAGGCCCTAATCGCACGGTATTTGTTCGCCGGCATCACCAGCATCTGCTTGGGCTCGATCAAAATGTTTTTGCCGGTGTTGGGGTCCAGCATGTTCACAAAAAGCTGTTCCAAAGTGTTAACTGAGGTCCAGTCCTTCAGCACAAAACTGCTAACACTGTTGACCCAAGCGCCGCTGCTCAGGTAGGTGTTGTAGCTTGAGCCGTTCCACTTGTGATTGTTCACCAAGCCAAGAACGACCTTGAGGATGCGTTCTTCTCGGGCAAGGCCGCAATAGGTGCCGACGCTGCCGGCGCTGTCGAGGATCTGCCCGGTAAGGTCGGAGTAGATTGCTTCCATGGTCACGGCGCAAATCTTACCGATCTTTTCGATAGCAGGGTACTCGATGTAGTTGGGTGAGAAGGTGGTGTGCGGGTAAGGCATGCCTTCCTCGACCTTTTCCACGCTGTCGATCACGTTTGACAACCATGGCACCTTCTGCTCTTTGAGGTTGCCGTTGGTCACGGGGATGGTTTCGCAAACGTCGTCGCCGATCAGTTTGGCCAGGTCAAACTTGTCCTTGATCTCGTTCACTAAAAGCTGGCCGGTGATGGCGGTGAAGCTGGATGCGTCCACGCCTTCGCTGGCTTCCTGGACCCTGACGCCGTTGTTAAAGCGGTACAGGTTTTCGGCCCAGTTATGGCCCATGAATGATTCCGCAAGTTGGCGGATGCTGATGGAATGCTTGCTGATTTTTTTATCGCGGATGGCGTCGCCAAGGAATTTGGAAGTCTTGGCGATTCCATACGATTCGGTCAGCTTCTTGAGTTTATTTCCTAACATGGTCTACAGTCCTTTCGTTGGTGTTTTGGGTTACTTGCTTACGGGATTAAGGGTTGACAACAATTGCACCTTAACCTTGGTGCCGGTGGTGTTTTCAATGACCCTGCCAATGGCGAGGGCGACGCCGGAGACCTTGGCCACGGTGGTGGCTAGCAGGGCGTTGCCGCTGTCCTTGGCGGGACCGACAAAGTCACCGATCACATAGCTGGCGCTGGAGGCGTCAAATTCATAGACGCCTGAGCAATCCACTCGGATGATGTTGTCGGTGCTGTTGCCATGCACTCGGGATTCGGTGCTCAGTTTCTTCTGACCGGAAAGGCCAAGAAACTTGGTTGCAAAGTTGGTCTGGGTGGTCGCCAAATTGGTGTCCCAGGTTTCTGCGGATGCGAGGTACACGTAGCCGCCGGTGTAGCCGAGGATGTCGTTTACGGCGACGGCGGTTGCGGTTTGTACTGGGGCGGAAGCGGGGTTGGTTTCCCCAAAAAGATAACGTGCCATGGTCTAAAGTCCTTTCGTTAGTTTGCTAACAGTTCGCTTACAAACTGGGTGTAGGTGTCGGTTGCCACCACGCTGGTGGAAACTGGTTTTACGATGGTCCGCTTGGCTATGGCCTTGCGATCTGCAATCAGCTTGGGCCACGTGGATTCTTTTAATTTCATCAGTTGGCTGACAAAAATCGGGGTGATGGCCTCGGCGGGGATCTTGGCCTCCTTGCAGGTTTTCAAGAGCTTGGCTTTTTTCTTGCGCAGGCTTTCCTGGACCCGGTAGGCGTCCAGTTGCGCCTGGAGCTTTGCGATCTGCACCGATTCCTGGGCGGGTTTTTTCATGGGGGCTTCGTCGCCGTCGGGCTCGCCGTCGCCAAGCAAAGCGGCTTCCATGGCGGCGGTCTCATCGTCGCCGTCGGGCTCGTCGCCTTCTTCAAGCGGTTCCATGTCCTCGTCGATAGGCTCGGCGGGCATGTCGCCGGCTTCCGGCTGCATCGCTTCCTCATCGGCTTCAGGCACCTGCTCATCGTCCATGAGCTTAAGGGCGCCCAAAACTTTCTTGCGTTTCTCGTCGCTGCTCAGGCCGGCGTCGTTGATGATCGCCAAGATGGCGTTGCCGAGGTGGCTGGCAAAGTCGTCGCCTTCGTCAATGGCCTCATCTACGGGCGCATCGCCCATGTCGGTGTTGATGGCTGGCGGTGGTGCCATTTCTGGCATTTCGTCAGGATTCATATTCCGTGTCCTTTCGTTGTAGCTTTCAAAAAGTCCCTTGGTCGTGGCGGGATCTGCGACTAGGTCCACACTATCCACATCCCGTATTTCAGTGACGATCTCGCCGCCCTCGGCGGTGTTTTTCACCTCGGCGGTGGCGTTATGGCTCAGGCCGATGGCAGTAGGATCGTTCTTGATCCACCATTGAAACGCCTCGGCAAGCGGGTGCTTCGGGTTGTATTGCAAATCGCCATATAGGCCGTCAGGGCCCATGCGCACGTTGACCATGCGCCCAAAGCGCTCGCTGAATTTTCTGGGGTCGGTGCCGGTGTTGTGGTCTAGGTTGACCTTGGCGTTTTCGTATTTGTGGGCGGCGTTGGCGATGGCCTCGCGGGTGTACACCCGGTTGTTGCGGCTTTTGAATCCGAGGATCTTGCATCCGGGGATAGTCGGGGGTGGGGGATTTTCCCCACGGGCCACGACGGTGACGGCGGCCATTTTGGGCAGGCCCTTCACGATGTCCTCGATGATGTTAATGATTCTGCTCATACTCAATAAATGACCTAAACAAATTATTCCGTGAAAATTTTCAGCATCGCGATTCCCTGCTCGTACAATGCCAGGGTGTCGCCGGTGGTGTGGCCGGTCGCCCGTGCCGCCCCGGTAATCGTCGCCCGGTTCAACAGCCGCTCCCGCATCACGCTCGCATGGTCGGCGGGAAGCAGGTCCAGGGCATCCAAAAGCAGGTCATCCGAGGCGTGGCGGCGCTCGGAATGGTGGTCCTCGCCGATCAGCGAATCAAAGCTTTCTTCCCACATCGGGCGCCGGCCAAACACGTAGCGGTAAATTGATCCCTTGACCCAAAGGCTGGCGTAGGCGCCGAAGGTCACGTTCTTGGTGTCGTCCCATTTTTGGCCGGCTTTGATCAGTCCAAGCCAGCCTTGCTGGATCAGGTCGTCTAGGTCGGTGGCGCAAAGGCTGCTGTAAAAGGTGGCCACCTTCAGGACTAGCGGCTTGTGGTTCAGGATGGTTTGGTCGTCGACGGGCATGATGCCCCCTTAGAACGTGGGCGCAGGTTGGTCGGGCTGGGGCGCTTCCCCGGCTCCCGCAGCGCCGGCGGCGTCCTGTGCCGGCTGGCCTTGGCCCCCATCGCTGCCCGGTTGCTGCTGCTGCGCCTGGGCGGGGTCGGCCTTCAGATTCTTGCTCTCCGTCTCGTAATCCAATCCAAGTTCCGTGCAAATGGTTTGTTTGCTCTTGATGCCCATCTCGAGGTAGGTGCGGTTGGTGTTGGCCTCTCGGTCGGTGTCCCGTGTGACTAGGCTGGGCCCCTCGGCCTTGATGGATATGTCGGTCAGGACTGCGGCGGGCAGGATGCCCCGATCCACGGCGGCCCGGATCTGACGCCAAATCAAGCTGCGGTTGGGGTTTAGGCGGCGTTCTCCAAACGATTGCCCTAATAGCGCCTGCATGCGTTTGAAAGTGCGGTGCGCCGGCCCTTCGGCCACCAGGGCGCTGGCGTAGTTGTTGTTGCTGGCGTCCGCTGACATCATGGTTTCGCTGATGCCGTAGCGGCTGGCGATGGCCCGCAAGTTGGCTTGCAGCGCCTCAATGATGCCGCCGGCGTCCAGGTTTGCCGCCGGAAATTCGTAATCAATATTGTCGGAGCTTGTGAGGATGGTGCCGTAGCCAAAGCGATTGATGTTGGTCGACTGCCCGGTGTTCGGATCGGTCACCGAGGCGTCGGTGGCGGTGGCGGATAAAGCCGCCAGGGCATCTGGCGGCGCTTCCTTGACCTTGCGGATCACCGCAAACTTGGCCCTGGCCTTGGCCAAGGTGATCAGGGAAGTTAGCAGGTCTTCGCAAAATCTGAAATTACCCTCAACGGCGTAGGTCGTGGGCAGGCCTCGTTTGGCGTTGGAATCGGTGTTTAGCTTTAGGTGAAGGATGTTTTCGGCTTCGATCAAGGTCGGCGTCAGGCTTTCAAAGGGGCGTTCGATCACCCAATAGCCTCGGATACTCTGGGCGTCCTCGGGGTCGGATTCAATGCCAAAACTATGGTCGGGCTTGCTGGTGTTGTCGCTGGGGCTTCGGATCAATTCAGGCTCGATGAAGCGCAAGGCAATCAGGCCGCCCTGCTGCGGGAAAACCCGGATGAAGCACTCGCCGTCAACGTGCAGGCGGCGGATGGCCTCGGCCTCAATGCTCGGCAATTCGGCGGCCTCCCGAAACAGGTCAATCAGTTCCTGCACTTGGCGCACCAGCGCCTCGGATACGCCTTTTTTTCTGGGCATGGCCACGTAGGTGAGTCCGGTGCCGACGACGTAGGAAATATGGGCGTTGACGGCGGCAATGGCGTATTCGTTGTTTTTGCAGATAAGGCGGCTGCGGTCCCGAATCATCTTAAGTTGGAACCAGTTGATGTAGGTGGGCAGGCTTTCGCCGGTGAGGCGATTGTCCCGCCGGGCTAGATAAACCTGGCTGCCGCCGTCGGTGAATCCGTAAGGCGATTGCTCGGCAAATAAATCCGCCGTGGTGCCAAACGGCGAAATGGGTAGGCTGGCAAAGTAGTCGGTAGATTCCTGCGCTTTTTTAAGGTTCATGCTGCCCCTGCTGCTTAGGTAACGTCGATCACAGCAAAGCCGGTGAGGCGGCCCCCGTCCAGGATGCGGAGGTTCAATCCTTTGCCGGAATCGGTGGCGCATAGCGGCACGCTGGTGCTGCCGAATGCGGTCACGTATTGCTGCAGGTCGGAAAGCATGATCGGCCCGGTTAACTGGGTGGCGTCTGAGTCCTGAAACTGGAAGCCGACGCCGCCTAGGTTGGTGACGCTGATGTGGATCAGGCTGACCACCTTGCCGGCGGCGGGTGCGGCCAAGGCATAAATACCGGGCCCCACGTAATCAATTACTACCGTTGAAATAGCCATAATATTGCTCCTTTAGTCATAAATGACCCGTGACCCGCTCCACGGTGCTGGATGCGGGCAAATAGCAGGCCAAATTAAAGGCGTCGGCAAGGTCGGGGCTTTTTCCCAGGCGGCGCTTGGTTTGCGTCTTGGCCTCGACCACCCGGCGGTTCATACTGTCCACCACAAACACCGGCGCCTTAAGCTCCGCGATCAATTGCTGCTGGGCGGCTAGTGGTAGGGCCTGCATGGAAAGGTTGCCATCTCGGGCCAGTTCGGCGGCCAGGAACCATAGTTCCGAGCGGAGATTGGGAAAGTCTCCCGGCCAGTTGGAAACGCTGCTGCTGTTGACGCCGACGAAATTAAAGCGCTCGCTGCCTGCGCCGCAACAATCGACGACGCCGGCGCCCAGTCCGCCCTCGTCGATGTAAACGGGGATGGCTCGGGCGTGCTGGTGCGGGGTGGCGTGCTCGGTGGCCAAGTCCTTGAGCCGGGCGGCGGTCTGGGTGATCGTCCAACCTCGGTGCGCTTCAATGGCAATGATCGAGCGGCCCCGGCGTACGACCATGACGGTTCTATCGTCCCCGAAACGGGCCACGTCGCAACCAATCGCCGCCAGCCAGTTGGGCTGAACTTCCATGGGCTGCAGCAGTAAGGCCAGGGCGGAATCGCCCCAGACGCTATTAATTGCCCTGGTAGGCCAGCGGCCTAGAATCTGAATCTCAAATAGCGGGTCTTCTGGCAGGTAGGTCTGACCTTCAAACGTGAAGGCGTTCCACGGGTGCGGCTCATCAGGTTTCAAGCGCTTGCATTCCCCTTCCAAACGGTCGATTACCTGCTGGTAGGTCACGGCGCCGGGTACGACTAGGCGGCGCTCGGTGACGTTGGGATGGTCCAGCGCCGACATTTCAAGAACGGTATGCCTGCCGCTGGATTCCTCGGCGTAGGCGGGTGATGAAACGTCGTAGGGGTTGTAGATGCCCAGGAAGCAATAACTGGGGCCATCGGAAAGCATGGTGCGGGCCCGTTCCCAGAAGATCTTGTCCACGCCGGCGGCCTCATCAAAGACGATCATTAGGGCGGTGCCATGGCGGCCCTGAAAGGCGTCGGCTTTGTTGGCGGTTAAGCCATGGATAAAGTGGTTGGGGTTTTCCTCGAGTCGGGTGGCCTTGGGGAGAAAATGGGGGTCACGTGGGCGCACGTTGCGAAGTTCTTTGAATAGCAGGTCGGCCACTTGGATATGGGTGGGGGCGGTGGTGAGCACTAAGCCGGGGTTGTGCAAGTCGTAGAACCACGACGCCGCCAGGGATGCAATGAAAGTTTTGCCGACGGCGTGGGCTGCACGCACGAGCACGCTGTAGGGCGGTTTTGTCAATGCGGTTAAAATATGCGCTTGCTGTGGCGTGATGCGGACGCCTTTAGCTGCGGCGTAGGCGATAGGGTTGGCGGGCAAGGCGGCGTTGCGTTGTTCAAGTTCGGCACGGGTGCGGCGGGCTAGGGCCAGAATGCGGCGGGCGCTGCTCATCTGCCGTCGTCCCGCTCTAAACTGCTCTTGGCCATTTCGCTTCGGATGGCCTGCACTTCTTTGCGTAACTCGTCAAGCTCCCGGCGATCTGTGATCTTGGCAAACAACTCTGGGCGGCGGCGTTCAAGAAGCCACGCCGACGCCTGCCAGGATAAATTGCTGTGGCGGGCAAGGTTGTCCAGATTGTTGGTGATAAATTGATTTTCCGCTATTTCCATGCGTTTTACGAGGTCGTGAAATAGTCCGGTCTTGGCGGCTTTGCCCTTCTGGCGCCAGTTGTACAGGGTTTTTTGGTCGATGCCGGCGGTGGATGCCGCGATCTTGACGGTGGCCCCTAACGTGATGGCCTTGCAAACGGCTTTGATTTTTTGCTCGGTGAGTTCAGCTTGCTTTTTTTTGGCCATAAAATCCTTTTTTTACGTGGGAAAATTGCTAGCTATTTGGTGACGTCGCTTCCCGGCGGTTCCAGTTCACTGGCTTTAATTTCACCGGATTGCATACGGCACCAAAGCCGCAAGGCTTCAAGCCCTTCGGCCAGGTACATGGTCGCCGCTGCCTGCGCCCGGATGTAATCGGCGGCGCAATAGCTGCTGTAGGTTTCGTTGAACCAATCAACGCTAATTTGGCACTGGTCCTTAAACACGGGTTTATTGGCATCGGGTGGTATCATCGGCGGCGGCCTCGTCTTGGGCCTGCGGCGTGCGGGCTATTGGGGTTGGTGATTAGGTGGTGTGCGGTACGGAGCATGCGCCGGCCTATTGCGCCACGATTTGAATAATGGCGCAATACGGCCCAGTAAAATTGTCCTTTGGAAGGGTAGACCATGGCCCGATTCATCACCGGCCTGGGCACGCTTGGGTAGACATATCGCCCGGTGGGATTGGGTCGGCTCGGGCGCAACACGATCAAGGTGAGATCCCCGACATCCCGAATATCCTGATCGCCGCCGTAGTCGCCACCATAGACCCGAAAATTGAACGCGCCAATCCAAGAGGAATCCACGTCCACGTCCTGCCCATCCTGGTAGCCGTAGCGCAAGGATAAATCGGCGTGCCTCGTCACGTCTCGCTTGTTGTACGGTCGTGGTATTTGGCGGGTGGTGGTAGAGGGTAGAATGTTGTTGTTGTATCCTCCTTGGCGTCGCCGCCGGCGCTGGCTGTCGCGATTGCCGACGTTGTTTTTCATGTTTGCCAATTCGTTTTGCAAAATGCCGTAAAGTCGTTTGTACTCGGCGGCGTAGCTGTTTTGCCCTGCGGGTGTGACCGGGGTTAAGGCCCGATCCTCAGGCGATGGCGGTTTTACCTCAAGCGGCTGGCTTGGTTGTCGTGGTGGTGGTTTGGGTTGGTTTGGCGGCGGCGTGGAATTGCCAAACAGCAGTTTTCCAAGAAACTTTCCCAATGATCCGAATATAGATGGCCCTAGCATACTACCCCTCCCTTCCTCCCTAATAAATG